AAGACCCCAAGGGCAAGCAGTCCCTCTCCCAAAAGTGGTGGCAGGGGGTCGTGGAAGCAGTTGGCTACAGGTATGTAGTCATCCGAAGCGTGGAAGATTTCCAACGGGTGTTGGCTGAATGTGGGTAAGTTGTGTATATCTTTGGACCATGCGCCGCATACTGCTCCTATTCCTACTGACCGCCTGCACCAACAACCGCCCTTGGAAGGTGATTGAGGTTCGGCCCAAGGGTAACGCCTGCGAGTATGTGTTGTCCCGCTCCAACGGATTCGGGCCACAAGTAAAAATCAAGACCGATAAATGCGGGAAATATCAATTATTCCAAACCATAAATGCAAAGTCATGAGATTCCAAAAAAAGAAAATAACCCAAGAGGTTCGTGGTATTTTAGGCAAATACCTTGATGGAACCGAAAAAGAATTTCGGGAAGCAACTGAAAGGATTGTTAATATGATTCAAATTCAACACGCTGAAAAACTTGTATTAGAAGCACAAAGAAATAATGCTTTAATTGCTGCCGACAAGTCAGATGTATGGCACTGTTAACATTGCCTATAACTCGCATATTTGTCTAACCCCCAACCCCTAACCCATGAAACCAACCCCCACCGATTTCCGCCGCTGGCAGATTCACATCCGCAAGGAGTGCGTGTCTTGCGACCGCCCCGACCGCTCCGAAACCATTAAGCCTTGGTCCGTGAACTGGACCCTGCTCGGTCGCATCCTTCAAGCCAAAAACGCCTGACCATGCCCTGGATACGACCCCAAGACCGAATGCCCGAAGAAGGCAAACCTGTGCTAATTACCGATGTGGAAGGACTGCAAGTCGTTGCTTGGTGGAATGAACACGACCAAGCGTGGCACAACGAGAACTACACTTGGTTCACCAGCGAAGTCAATTATTGGATGCCCATTCCCGAAATTGTATAAACCCAACCCCCATGAACGAAATAGTAGAAAAATACGAGGCCAAATTGGAACGCCTTAGTGAAGCCATCGAACGAAAAAAGAAACTCCTTACTGAAGGAGATTTAGAAGTATTGGCCCAATTAAAAGTCCTTTTAACCGAAGTCGTTACCGACCTGCGAGCAATCCGAGCCTTTTCAAAGTAACTTATGACCCCAGCCCTCATCCATCATCTTGTTGATACCACCGCAATGATATTCGGCGTCACCCCCGACCAAGTGCGGTCCCCGTCACGGGAACGGCCCTGCGTAATCGCTCGGAACATCGTGGCCGACATTGCCTACAACGAGTACCTATTCACCTACATGGCCATCGGGAAGGAGTTGAACCGCCACTACTCCACGATAATCATAAACTTGGAATCCTTCCACAACGATTGCAAAGCGAAGCCCCAACTGCGATACCTTCGGAGGCAAGTTTTCAACAACGCACAAGAGTATTTGCAGACCGCTGAAGGGGCGTATATTACTGATACCCTGCTACTTCCGAGCAAAGAATAGGGCCAAACCGCCCAAACACCCAAGGGGTCGGCCTAACCGCTGACCCCTTTTTTTTGCAATCTTTGTGCATGCAGTCAGCCGACCAAGTTATCCTTGACCTCTACCGAAGCGGCGAAATCCGAAAGGCTTGCCTGACCATCACGGGAGGCGATCCGCTTTGGAGGGACTTGGAACAGGAATGCGTCCTTATCCTGCTGGAGAAAGACCCCGCCAAGATTCTGCAAATCCAGTCGCAGGGGTATTTCAAGTTCTATGTGGTGCGGTTGCTGCTGAACCTCTACCGAGGCAAGAACAACCAATTTGCTCAAAAGTACCGTCACCACGACCTATTGGAAGAACTGGACCCCGATTCCCCTATTCCCCAATCGGAATATGATTCCCTCATGGACGACCTTTGGGCCATCGCCGAAGCAGAGATGGACACTTGGGCCAAGGACGGGGCGTTCCCGTATGACAAGGAACTGCTGCGCCTGCACCTGCGAACGGGGAACATGAAGAAACTTTCCCGTGACACGGGCATCCCGTACCGCTCCATCATTTACTCAATCGACCAAGCCAAGGCCAAAATCAAGGCCGCCATTCAATCCCATGGACACGCTGATATTTCCCCTGCTGATAAGTAGCCTGACCGCCCTCGCTATTGCCGAGTACCATGTCCTCCCCCAATGGTGGTACAGGACTTGGCTGGGAAGGCACAAGCCGTTCTCCTGCGTGACTTGCCTGACTTTTTGGGTGGCGGTGGCCCTGACCCTGCCTACCTGCGGTTGGGTTCTCGCTCCTGTGTATGGCCTCGCATCGGCGGGGTTGACCGTTGTCATCCTCCAAGTCACGAACCGATGACCCAAGACGAGTACCTGCTGGCAACCAAGCACCGCCACTATTGGGAGCAATATCAGGCCGCCTTGTTTATGCGCCTCTCCCCCGAAGCGGTCCACGACCTGCAGATCATCCTCGTGGCCCACGGCAGGCCCAACACGAATTGGTGGTGTGCGGACTGCGTAAAATCGGCCCTTCAATACATTTACCAAGAGGCGGACCAGTTCGCCGAAGCCAACCACCACACCGTTACCCATGCCCTCAACAACCCCAACCCGTGACCAGTTCCAAACCTATGCCGACTATGGCGAAGGGGTACGCAACAACGCCAAGCGGGGCATTGAACTCAACGAAAGGAATGGGAATAAGTGCGCCACGCAGACGGGCAAGGTCCGAGCGCAACAACTCGCAAGCGGGGAAGGGATTTCCCTTGAAACGGTTAAACGGATGCACTCCTACCTATCACGGGCTGAAACCTACTACGACAACGCAGACAGCACCAGCGACTGCGGTTACATCTCCTATCTCCTTTGGGGTGGCAAAGCGGCCCTCGGATGGAGCAGGAATAAACTCCGAGAACTTGGCGAACTCAACGAAGGCTGACACCGAAGCGCAGCGGCAGGCTCGGACTGAATCGCTGATGATGGTCATCACGACCCTCTGCGACTGCATCGGAGCGGTGGACGATTCCAACTCGCCCAACGCCTTTGCGGTCAAGATGAAAATCGTGGACAAGATTGATGAACTGATTGACAAAATTGAGTATTGATGGCAGGCCGTCCCCCAATATGGAACACCCCCGAAGAATTATGGGAGGCGTTTGAAAAGTACAAGGCCGAGAACAAGGCCAACCCGTACCGAGTGCAGGATTATGTGGGCAAGGATGGGGTCATGGTTTACAGGGATAAAGAGCGGCCTATAACCTTTCGGGGCTTTGAGGGATGGCTTGCGGAGAACGGGGTCTGCTTTGACCTTTCAAGGTATAGGAAGGAAGAAGGGGAGCATCATAAGGAATTTGTCCCAATCATTACACGCATACGGGCCACCTGCGACAAGGATATGCTGGAGGGTGCAAGTTCGGGCGTTTACTCGGCCAACATCGCCTCCCGCCTTCTTGGCTTGGTGGAAAAGCAGGAAACGAGTATCACCATTGAGCAACCCCTGTTCGGGGATGGACTTTAAGTACACCACCGCTATCAAGAAAATTCGGGCGATGACCGCTCGGAAGAAAGTCATCCAAGGCGGCACAAGTGCGAGCAAAACCTTCGGCATCCTTGCGGTCCTCATTGACCACGCCGCTCGGTTCCCCAAGTCCGAGATTTCGGTGGTCAGCGAATCCGTCCCACACTTACGACGGGGAGCGATTAAGGACTTCGCCAAGATTATGCAATGGACCCACCGTTGGGTTCCCGACCGCTGGAACAAGACCCTCCTGCAGTACAACTTCGCCAACGGGTCCACGATTGAGTTCTTCTCTGCTGATTCGGAAGCCCGCCTCCGAGGGGCAAGGAGGCAGGTCCTCTACATCAACGAGGCCAACAACATCGACTTCGATTCCTACTATCAGTTGGCCATCCGGACAAGTCAGGAGATTTACATCGACTTCAACCCCACCCACGAATTTTGGGCGCATACGGAGGTACTCCCCGAAAAGGATGCGGAGTTCCTCATCCTGACCTACCAAGACAACGAGGCCCTTCCTGATACGATACGATACGATATAGAACGAAACCGAGACAAAGCGGAGCATTCCGCATATTGGGCGAACTGGTGGAAGGTGTACGGCCTCGGTCAAGTCGGGACGCTCCAAGGGGCTATCTACGGCGATTACACGGTTGTTGAGGGTATAGACCCATCCACGATGAAATTCGTCGCCTACGGGCTTGACTGGGGGTTCAGCACGGACCCAACCGCCTTGGTCGCCGTGTACCGCAGGGGGGACGACTTGTTCATCCACGAACTGCTATACCATCGGGGCTTGACCAACTCCGACATCGCCACCCGCTTGAAGGAGTTCGGCATTACAAGGGCTTGGGAGATTGTGGCCGATTCAGCAGAACCCAAGAGCATTGAGGAAATCTACCGCCTCGGATTCAACATCAAGCCAGCATCCAAGGGACCCGATTCGGTAAGGCAGGGGATTGACATCGTGAAGCGGTTCAGCCTTCATGTGACCAAGGATTCCGTGAACCTCATCAAAGAACTCCGCAGTTACACTTGGGCCACCGACAAGGACGGCAAGGACACGGGGGTCCCGATTGATTCGTACAACCACGCCTGCGATGCCCTGCGATATGTGGCCCTTAACAAATTGGCCGTCAGTAACTCGGGGAAGTATCTTGTGGTGTAACTTTGGGGCATGAACCTAACCTTGGTTGCCTTTTCGCTTTTTCTTGGATTTTTGTTGGGGTGTTTCTTGGGGCATATACATCGCCCATGAACCTCTCTTAAACCTTTCTTAACCTCTCTTAAGCCATGAACCTTGAATCCATCATTGATTTGCTTTTGATTTTTGGCAGATTCTTCCTCTTATTGGTCTTGATTTTTGCAATTGTTTCCATATTATGAAACTCATCCACTACTACCACATCTATTGCGGCGGCGGCGGCCAATGGCAACTCATCATGCACCAGCACATGATGGCCCTTTGCAACTACGGGCTGATAGAGCAACTGGACGAAATCCGTGTCGGCATCGTCGGTCCTCCCGATCAGCGGAAGGTGGTCAAGGAAATCTTGGACAACTCGCTCGTGGCGGCAAAGATTAAGGTCGTGGTAACCCGAACCAACGCTTGGGAGCAAGCGACCCTCACCGAGATGTACCGAGCGAGCCAAACCGAGGATGCGGCCTACCTTTACGGGCATACTAAGGGGTCCGCAAATCCTTCCTTGGTCGCCCAACTATGGGGGCGCAGTATGATATTCTTTGCTATCGTGGCTTGGGAGAAAGCCCTTGCGGAACTGGAGAAAGTGGATGCGGTTGGATGCCATTGGCTAACCAAAGAGGAGTTCCCCCAAATTGCAGATCACAACAACCCCGACGGCTATCCCTATTTTGGCGGTAACTTTTGGTGGGCCAAGTCGTCCCATATTCGGGAACTGGGCGAACCGCTCCGAGAACACCGCTACCAGGGGGAGCATTGGATTGGGAAGAAACCCAAGACCGTTGTCTTTGACCCCAACCCTGGTTGGCCCGACCCAAGTAAATTTGTAATTACATTCTAACTATGTACGCACTACTTCCAACCGACCGACCCATCCAAGGCATTGAGATTGGATTATGGGAAGGGGGCAACGCAGTCCGACTGCTGACCAAATTCCCCAACTTACACCTCACAGGCATAGACCCATTTGAGGGCTATGACGACTGGCACGGTCACATCCCTGCCGATTCCATGCACCAACGGGAAGGCATCACCATGCGAGCCTTGGAACCCTTTGCAGACCGATTCACACACATCAAGCGTTATTCGGATGCAGCCCTTGAACTGCTACCCGATGGAGCCTTTGATTTCATTTACATCGACGGGGACCATTCCCACAAATGGGCAACCCATGACATCACCAACTACTGGACCAAGGTCAAGTCGGGAGGCATCCTCTGTGGCCATGACCGTTCCCTTTCCGGGGTGGCCCAAGCCCTTGTTGATTTCGGCCATGAGTTCACACCCACCGAGGAACCGCAGGGCGATTCTTGGTACATCGTAAAGCCATGAAACTTCTCGCAAACATCGCCTACCACCACCATCCGAACAGGGTGGAGAACTTGACCAAGGTCATTGAGGCCATCAAGTCCTACCCCGTGCAGGCAGAAATCTTCGTGGACACCAACGACCCCCAAGCGGCCCAAGAACTCGCTCACCTTCCCGTTACCTTCCACGCTCACACGGCAATGGGACACCCTTGGGAACTGACGAGCAAGCACCGCCACAGGATTGCAGAGGTGTACCAGCACTTTGACTGGGTGGCGTATTTCGAGGATGACATGATGCTCCCCAAGGAAGGGTTCGTCAACTTCACCAAGCAGTTTGACCCGATGTTCGAGGACAACTTGTACCCGTCCTTCACTCGGATTGAAACCTACCCCGACAAGGAAGGCGAATTTAGCCCCGACATTACATTCAATTTGACACCGAATATGTGGCGGGAATGGAACGGCAAGACCTACGCAAGCCTGCCGTACTACATCAATTACCACGCTTTTTGGATGTTCAGCACCAAGCGGCTCGCCGAGGTGTTGAGCCGCAACCCGCAAGCGTTGCAGATGATACCAAACAACGGCCTCTATCGGGAATCCCTTGCATCCATGCCGATTTGGTCCTTGGAACTAAAGCCGATGCTGGAGATGCATGAGAACGGCGAACTTGCGGATCATTGCAAGGTGTATCACTTGACCAACAACTATTCCAACCAAAGTAGGGACATCAAGCAAATATTTAAGCGATGAAACTCCAAGACCTCACCATTGACCAGTTCCAACGCATCGCTGCGCTGGAGTTCAGCCCCGTCCTCACGGACTACGACAAGCGTGCAGGGGTCGTGGCGATAGTGGAGGGAGTAGATGTATCAATCGTCCGAGAGATGCCCGCCAAGGGGCTTACTAAGCGTTACAAGACCATCATTGCAGAGTGGAACGAACTGCCTACCTTGGCATATCGCAGGCGGTTCAAGGCGGGAGGCAAGTGGTGGATTCCAACGGTCTTTACGGACGAACTCACGGCGGGGCAACTGATAGACCTCATGGACACGGACACGACCGACGAAAAGAAGTTGGTCCAAAACCTCCACCGCATCATGGCGACCCTTTGCAGGGAGGGTGGATTCCTCGGTTACTTCCCGAAGAAGTACGACGGGGCATCCCACCAAGAGCGGGCCGAACTGCTCAAAGCCCACGCCAAGATTGGCGATGTTTGGGGGGTGGTCAGTTTTTTTTTGCTAAGTTCAGAATCCTACTTGAAAGTTTTGAGCGATTATTCACGGCACCTGACGAAGGGAATGCAGGCCCAGTAACCAACCCCCTCGCTGGCTACGGTTGGCTGATGGTCGTGTGGCGAATGGCCAACAAGGATGTGCTGAAGTTTGATGCCATCTTCGCAATGAAGGCGGTGGAGTTTTTGAACTATGCCCTGCTGATCCACGACATCTTGGAGGCAGAGAGGCAAGAGGCGGAGCGGATGCGGAGGAAGTAGGACACAATTTGCGAGGCTGGACATTTACCACCATGGAAACCAAAGTACTTGCCAAGTTCGGAAGCGGAAGCCTCAAAGAGGTGAATATCGCCGACCTTCAAGCCCTTGGTATAACCGTAGGCTCGAAAGGTGGAGGCGTTGACCCACGGCAACAGGTGCTGATTGATTGGTTGAAGAATATTATCAAACTTGCACAAAAGAACCTGCTCACGGGTCGGGAGGACGGCAAGGATGTGAACGCCAAAGGGACGCTATCCGCAAGCCTTGATTTTGACCCTATCCCCTTGACCGCCGAAAAGATTGCGGTCAACTTGCTCGCCAACCCTTACTGGAAGTTTGTGGACCAAGGAGTGCGAGGGACCGTCAGTTCAACCCGTGCGCCAAACTCACCATTCTCATTCAAAAAGAAGGGTGGAGGCAAGAGCGACCAAGTTGGACCGATGACCCAAGCCATTGCGGACTGGATTACCGATAAAGGGATTTTGGTCACGCCAACCTATTCCCGTGAGAAGAAAGCCGTGCGGACTGTTGAAGAGCAGAAACTCGCAGACGCAAGGTCTATCACCTACTTTGTCCGCAGGCGTGGCCTTTACGCCACCAAGTTCCTCACCAATGCCCTCACCCCCGAACAAATAGATTTGCTCGTCAATACTATTTCCGATGTCTTGGGCAAGCAGGTCAGCCTTTCAACTTCCCGATAACCCATGTCCATATCCGTTCTTTCGGGTTCGCCTCAAACGGCAACCCCCGTTTACAACAAAATGATTTTCAAGGTCAGCGGTTCGCTGACAAGTGCGACCAATTACCGCTATGTCTGCGATGTCAAGAACGGAGCAGGCACGACCACGCTGGCAAGGCTGAAGTGCGACAAACTACCGACCACCAATTACGGGTTCTTTGATGTCAGCAGAGTCGTGGAAACCTTGATGGCCCCGACCGTACCAACGCTTGCCCAGGTTGGATTCGCTGACCATGCGGGGTTTTATTCGGGGTATCGGCTGACATTCATGGAGGAATACGGAAACACGCCTGTGGTGCAGACGGGAACCACAACCAATGTGAGCGGGGTCCTTGCCTTTGCAGGAAACCTAGAGCAGTTGGAGTTGGCCGATTGGAGCGGTGGCACTTACTTCCCAGCGTTCATAGCCGATGGTGTAAGTAGGGCATTGACCACACCTACAACCCGCACCGTGTACAGCACGGATTACGGATTCCTCTGCATGGGTCAATCAGGTACACCTTTTGACAGGGTGCAAATAACCTATCCCTCAAGGACCTTTAGCGTCAGCCTTCCTGCATCCGTCAGCGGGTCAATCGCTCGCTTTGGAGCAGGCCCGATGAATCTCAAGGCTTTGACATCGGCGCAATGCTCGGACTCTCAAGCAGGCTCGGTTGGATTCCCAACGGCAGAAGGGTCTACCTACACACTTGCTTTTGAGGATTCGGGCGCAGGTAATTTTTCGGTTTATTACACCTACAATATTGGCCCCTGCGAGCGGTTCAACTCTATCCCCATCCACTTCATCAACAAGTACGGCGGGATTGACTCCTACACCTTCACGATGAAGAATCGGAAGCGGGCGAATGTAGAGCGGGAGGTGTACGGGTATAACTCGGATGTGTACGCCACCACGACTTACAACAAGGTTTGGGCGGGGTCGTTTGACTATGTCTATGCGCTGAACTCCGATTGGCTGACCGACGCTGAAAGCGAGTGGCTGATTGAAATGGTGCGAAGCGGGCAGGTGTGGTTGGAATTGGACGGACAACTTGTGGAAGCGGTGGTCAATGCCAACCAGTATCAATTTGTAACCAGACGAAACGACCGCCTCACGCAACTGCAGATTGAGGTGGCCGTGGCCTATGACAACTCCATCCTATGAGCGTCACCTTAATCGCTTACCCACTCAACGATAGCAACACCGAGGTCCCCTATGTACTTGACACGATGGGCGGGACGGACATTGCCGTCACCTATTCCATTGGCGACATTGAGGATGTGACCAAGCAACGGGGGTCGTTTAGCAAAACGATAACCCTTCCCAATACCCCGACGAATCGGGCCTGCTTTGCCTATGCCTACAACATCCAGTCCTTCGTGGGTGGATTCCAACCCAACAAGCGCATCCGTGCAGCGATGTGGGAGGATGGGGTGCAGGTGTTCAGCGGAGTGCTGCAACTGCTCTCCATGAGCAAAACCAAGGGAACGGTCACCTACGAGGTCGGGTTGTTCACGGACAATGTAAGTTTGTTCAAAGCCATTGAGGGCAATATGCTCGTCAACACCGCAGGCGTTACAGGTATGAACCACACGCCTACCAGCGGCCATGTGAGCGGCACTTGGACGGCATCGGGTGCGTTGAGCAGCGGGTATGTTTACGGGGTAGTGGATGCGGCGGGGTTCAGCGACTTGACGCAGGGAAACTTAATCGTCGGGTGGTGGCAGTTGGGGCCAAGCATCTATGTCAAGAAGATGGTGGACCTCATCTTTGCCCAAGCGGGATTCAGGTACTCGTCCAACTTCTTCAACTCGGCACTATTCAATAAACTGGTCATTCCGTACGCAGCAGGGACCATGCCCGTTAACCTATCTGGGTCCAACATCTTTGCACAAAGCACGGGGAACACGGCAAACTTCATAATGGGAGCAAACCAAACGCTCGCATTCAGCAAGGACACGCCTGCACCGTTCTACGACAACCCAGGATACTGGGTCGCATCGTCCAGCACCTTCGTACCACCAGCACTTGCAAGTCGTTGGAATGTGGATGTGACCTTAACCGTCAGCGGTTCGCTTTCAACCAGCGGAAACATTCGATGCAATATGTCTATCCGAAATGTGACCAACTCCACGGACATTGCGGTAATAACCAACATAAGTGCAAAGTTGCAGCAACAGTTTACGGTCCGATTTGAAAACATAACCATTCCCACAAACATTACGGCTAATATCGGCTTTGTTGTTACTGCTGAAACTTTTGTCGGATTGCAGAACCTCCGTGTTCTTTCGGGTGCAACGGTGCAATGGACTTGCCTACAAAACCCCGTCGGTATCGGGGTGCTGGATATGCGAACGGCTATTCCTGCCGATGTCAAGCAGAGCGACTTATTGCAGGACTTGCAGAAGATGTTTAACCTGCAATTCATGCCCGACCCCCAAGACCCGAAACTCCTGTACATTGAACCTTGGAAGGACTTCTATTCCAGCGGGTCGGTGGTGGATTGGTCGCAGAAATCCGACGAGAACGCAGAGCAGAACCTCACCAACGGCGACCCCAACGCTTATACCAATGTCATGTTCAAGTACAAGGACATGGGGGATTATTTAAGCAAGACCTACAAGCAGTCCTACCCTCTTGCAAGGGAAGGCTACGGCGGTCGAATCTTCAACACGGGTAACTTTTACGGCAAGGGGGACAAGGTGGTTGAAACCCTTTGCGGGACTTTGATACCCGCATCATTTGCCTCGGATAAAGTCCTTGGCCGTACTTGGGATTTGGAAGGCACTCGTTTAAGCGGAAGCGTCAAGCCGTTGCAAACGGGATACCGAATTGCACAGTACAATTTAATCACAGGACGCACGCCTTGGCTTTATTGGTTTGGTCTTGAAGAGGACGGGTTTGCTATGACAAACTCAATAATCAACATGCCCTTCGTGTCCCACATTGACAACCCGTACGCCCCGAATGTGGACTTGGCCTTTGGTCAGCCAAGGTTGGTCTATTACAACGCCGTGAATGCCAGCGGGTCGCCGTACGCCTACACCAACAATAACTTGTACAATACCTATTGGCTCAATTACATCAACGAAACGGTCAGTCAGGAAGCATTGCAGTTGGAACTAACGATGATGCTATCCTCCGTGGACATCTACCAACTGGACTTCCGCAAGCCGATATACTACGGCGGCATCCGTTGGCGGTTGCTGGAGATTCGGGACTATTTGGTAGGGCAGATGAAGCCCTGCCGTGTCACGCTCCGCCGCATCCTCAACCTGACCGACTTTGCGGCCACCACGACGACTTCGATTGCAAGCAACCCCGAATTCCTGTTCAATGGCCCGATTGACCCCGACCCTGTGGACCCAGGGTACGAACCCCCCGTAAACCCCGAACTCCCTTCTGAAGGATAAGATATGGCAGATGTAACCAAAGAAATTGTACTTGAGGTTGGCCTCAAGGATAGCACCGCCGCTGGCACGACCAGCGCAAAGACCCGCCTGCGGGAATTGCAGAAGACCCTTGCGGACATGGCCCTCGCTGGCCAAGACGGGACCAAAGCGTTCCGTGACATGGAACGGGAGGCGGGAAAACTCAAAGACCAAATCGGGGACACTCAGCAGCGAATCAAGAACCTCGCATCGGATACCCGAACCATTGACACCTTCGTCGGGGCCATCCAAGGCATCACGGCGGGATTCCAAATCGCCCAAGGTGCGGCGGCACTATTCGGAGCGGAAGAA